AAGCAGATGCTGCGCAACTGCATCCGCTTTGAGGTGGTGTCGAGTCGCGAGGACAACATCTACCGCATGGAGCTCAAAATCGAAGAGGCCATGGATCAGCACACCACGAAGCTGTTCCACATGAAGACTAGTATCTCTCCGGTACAGAATGGTTCGGAGATGGTGGATCTCATGTACGTGAGCCTTTATTTTGAACGCTATGAGGACATGGAGAGGTTCCAAAAGCACTTCATGATCATGGCCAAGCTGAGCCAATAGCATGCCCAAAATCGTCAATGCCCACCACAGCCGGTTCGTCCCCACGTTCAAGAACCTGCCCAAATCCATGCGGGTGCAGTTCATGCGCAATCGCATCTTCTATCTGATTGAGCCCACTCAGGAAGACATGGAAGAGGATGTGCCAGTGCAGGACACATTCGATGACATCAACGCGGCTGCGCACCAGCACAGCCAGGGCCTCTTCAACATGCACACCACGTTGATCAACCCGGATGGCACCGTGGTGGACTATGAGGATGTGGAACCTCAGGATGGCGCCTACCTTCAGGTGGTGATTCTGTTTGAGCTCGAAGAGGATCGCAAGCGATTCATGCGGGACTACTTGGTTCTGCAAAAGCTGAGCACATAACACCACATATTGACGCCCTGAGTGCTTTCTAAATATAGTACTCAGACACACTAACAAGGAGAGACAGTTAATGTCCAATGAAGTCAAACTTATCGCTGGATGCGGTTGCGAAGGCGAGCAAGAGACGAAGTTTGCATGCACCCCGGTGTCGGAAGTCGTGCGCACTCGTTTGCTCGAGGCCGGCGAGGATTTCCGCTGCAACAACAACATCTCGGAGTACATCAACGAGGGCGAAGTAGACCTCTTGGTTGATGAGGTCGCCGGCAAGATGGAAGAGGTTCTGCGCAGCCTAGTCATCGACATCGACAACGACCACAACACCAACGACACTGCTCGTCGTGTGGCCAAGATGTTCGTGCGTGAAACCTTTGGCGGTCGCTTCCGTCCGGCTCCCAAGATCACCTCATTCCCCAACATCGGATACACAGACCTGTACACTGCGGGTCCCATCAGCATCCGCAGCACTTGCGCGCACCACTTCCAGAACATCGTGGGCCGCTGCTGGGTGGGCATCTTCCCCGAGGAGAAGGTCATCGGTCTCAGCAAGTTCAACCGGCTGATCCACTGGATCGCCGAGCGTCCGCAGATCCAGGAAGAGATGACCACGCAGATTGCCGATGCCCTCGAGCAGTACGCGGAGACTCCCAACGTGGCTGTGATCCTCAAGGCAGAGCACCACTGCATGACCCACCGCGGTGTGCGCGAGCACGAGAGCGACATGACCACGGCGATCATGCGGGGCAAGTTCCGCAGCGATGCCTCGCTCAAGGATGAGTTCTACAAGCTGGCTCTCAGCATGAAGGGCCACGCCTAAGGGCTTCGTCAGGGAGGCCGGTGCGGCCTCCCATTTTTCATTTTAACTAATCGTTTTCACATGACAAGAGAACTCGTCTTCATTCCTGTGGGCAGTGGCGATAGCTTTGCCAATTACAAGCATTCCGTGGCCAACCGTTGCGGCCCCATCTACTGGGGTGGCAGTTCGGTTACCCTCAAGGGCGAGGCCAATGCTTCCAAGTTTTTCAAACAGGTGTTCAGCCACCTCAAGGTGGGTGATGTCCTTGCTTTTGTTCGCAAGGATCAGGTTGAATACACTGGAGTGGTCACGGATCTTCGGCAGAACCAAACCGATGCCACGGCAATCGGATGGTTGAGCGGGGATCGTCCCTGGGATCTTATCATCGAGATGACCAAGGTGCCCGTGACCATCTCAGGCTTCATCCAGTGGCTCGATTACGGCGGCAGCCCTAACAGTAGTTGCCGGGTGAATCAGCTCAAATGTGAGCGCTTCTGGAAGCAGTTTGGCCACCTTTACTCGGGTTTTGCTGTGGGTGCTATCAGCCCGGTGCAGCCGATGCAAGCCGTGGCTGCACAGCAGCGGCACACTTACTACACCGAGGTTGACCGGCACACCACGAATAGTTGGCGCAAGCATCGGGAGTACATCAGTGCGGATGGCACCGGCCGCAGCACTGAGTATCATCTGGATCACATGTACAGCAAGGCATGTGGCGAAGCCGTAGGTGTGCCCGCTTACATTATTGGCAGCAAGCACAACCTGGCTCTACTATCGGAGTCAGAGAACACCAGCAAGGGTGCCCGGTGCAGCCAGTCGCTGTCTGAGCTACTGGGACATTTCCCGGGTTATGAACATCTTTTGGAAGTCGAGCACAGCCTCCTTGCGGAGGGCAAGCTTCCCTGGCAGCATGGAAAGGCAGCATGACCGAAGTTTTGAGAATCAGCGACGAGGAGCAGAAGAAGCTGCTCGCTCACATCCTCCGGCAGATTTCCAAGGAGGGTGAACGGTTCGACATCGTGGTTGGCGTGTCCCGTGGCGGACTGGTGCCGGCGACCTTGCTCAGCCAGTACCTAGACATCCCACTGACGCCCGTGCGCTGGAGCCTCCGGGATCACCCGGATGTGCGTGAGGAAACTCTGCTGGACGTCAAGCAGGCCCTGGCTGCGGGCAAGCGGGTGCTCGTGGTGGATGACATCTGCGACGAGGGTGACACCCTGCAGCAGATCTGGGAGGCACTGAAGTGGCCCACCATTGACCTAGAAGCCAATGCGCGTGCTGCGGTACTCGTACACAATCTGGGCGGCGACAAGTTCGAGCCCGACTTCGTGGGCATCGAGATCAACAAGGCCGACAAGGACGTGTGGGTGGAATTCCCCTGGGAGAACTGGTGGCTTCCATAAGCTGCTAACATAGGATCATACCATGTTCATCATGCCAGCAGAAGCCAATGTTAAGGTTGGTCGAAATCGCAGACCACCAGTACACCGCCTAGTCAAAATTGCCGATGGCATGGCTGCGGCAAAGTCTACGACTAAGGCGAAGTATGCGATCAATATCACTAAAGAGATTGATCCATATCTTCGGAGCGGATACTGCCACCTCATCTTGTACCGCACTCCCGATCGGGAAGCTGGGAAGATGGATTTACGAGCTTCTCTGGCTAAGAGTGGTGCCAAGGATGTGAGTCGGCGGTTGTTTTTCAAACATGTTGACCGAGGTGGTAGCATGTTGGGAGACGGGCATCCTAGGTACTTGGAGCCGCTTGGTTTGAACGATCTTGATGCATTCAAGTTTGTTGATGCAGTCCTAGTAGGTGACGTGTATCACTTCAAGCTGGTACCATACCATGATGACTGTGGGTTGATCACTACCGACCCGGTACTAAAGGTAAGCGCACCCAAGCTCAGCAATCGAAGAGAATCAGTTGCTCTAGCTCAGTTGGTGACGCGAACTGCACAGAGTGACTACCAGGCATATCACTATCGAGTGATGTCCATGTTAGATTCCTGCGAAAAGCAATTTGGTCACTTGTTTGGAAACCAAGAGCTGCGGTACCATCCGGAAGTTGCTAGGGATCACATCTTCTCCATCAGAGATGCCTTTGATGAAGGGGTGCAAGAGCAGGTAGTGGCTCACTGGAGCAACATGCGATATCTTTCGAGAAGTGACAATTCCTCGAAGAATGCCCGATCCGATAAATCAATCTATGAACTCTACATGGGTTATGGTGAGGGCAATCCGCTAGCAATGGCTCGGGCATTCAAGCTCATGGACGAGCGTAAGCGTTAAGTTAAAATTGAAAAAGACTGGCTTGTGGTAATAGATTGGTAACAAGCCAATAGGAGGCATTCTATGACCACAGTCATCGACACAACTCCCAAGGGTCCTCGCAAGTATCGTTACAGCGAGATCTTCGGAGACACCTTCCAGGGAGAAGGTCATTACACGGGTGTTCCCACGGTTTGGGTTCGCTTCTGGGGTTGCAACTTCAACTGCAACGGCTTCGGGCAAAAGGATCCCACAGATCCCAGCACCTGGGAACTGCCGTTCCAGAACATCGACACCAGTGCATACCGCAGCATGGAAGAGCTACCGGTGTTCCACACCGGTTGTGACTCCTCGTATAGCTGGGCCAAGAAGTTTGGTCACCTAGCGCACCAGGGCACTCCTGCGGAGATCTCCGCAGAGATCCGTAAGTACCTCGAGGGCGGCAAGTTCCAGCATCCCAGGTCCAAGCAGTGGACGCATCTGGCACTAACGGGTGGTGAGCCCATGATGAGTCAGACTGCAATCCTCGATGTGCTCAAGTACATGCGCAACACGGATCAGGATCTGCCCCGTTTCGTCACCATCGAAACCAATGGCACACAGGCTCCGCGCGAGGCATTCACTGAGTTCTTCTCCAGCTATTCGGATGATAGCTTCAACTGCCGTCCTGTTGGCAATGATCCTCAGGGCCGTCCCAGCATCAAGCTGGACACTGAATTGTTCTGGAGCGTGAGCCCCAAGCTGTACCTGAGCGGAGAAGCCTGGGACAAGGCGATCCGCCCGGAGGTTGTGCGAGCCTACAACGGCATCTCCGACAAGGGCCAGCTCAAGTACGTGTGCGACGGCACCCAGCGCAACTGGGATGAGGTCGAGCGCGCCACGGATCTCTTCCGCACAGAGGGTGTGGAGTGGCCCGTGTGGATCATGCCAGTGGGTGCGGACAGGGAGATGCAGGAGAGCCACCAGGCTCGCATCGCCGAGGAAGCATGCCGCCGCGGTTACAACGTGGCAGCCCGAGTGCACACTTGGGTCTTTGGAAACGTGATTGGAAAGTAACATGTGGCCTTTCAAGAAGAAGACGCCGGCTCCGCTGGAGCCGGCAGATGTGGTTGTGTATGTGCGCAACGACGAAATCCCCATGGATGCCAATGATGTGATGACCATTGCTATGAGCCTGGTCAGCAACGTGAACATCTGGTGGGGCGTGACGCCGCCGGACTTCCCCTACATCACTGAGCGGCAGTACCAGGCTTTGCCTCAGCACTGCCATCCCTACTTTGAACCGCGGCGCGTTTCTCTGCCCCGCTACGACATCTAAGGAGAGCATCATGACCGATTTCGTCAAGCTGGACGACAACACCTACGTGATCCCGCAGGCTGTGCTGGCTGTGCAGGGCCGATTCAGCGCGGAGCTCAAGGGCACCGTACTGGTGACCACTCCCGGCGGCACTGTGCTGGTTCCCAGCGACAACGTGCCGGTGGATCTGGAGCGCATCCGCCAGCTGGTGCTGGACAACAACAAGCCAGTCATCGTGCAGGGCCCGCAGACCCTGCTGGGTTAATAACTACTGTTAACAAGGAGGCAAGCATGGCCAACAAGGAAACCATCTACACTTTCCAGCCTGGCCGCGCCCTCAACCTGGAGGAGGTCACTGAACTCCTCCGGAAGATTGTGGGACGCTGGGAGATGACCGCAGAGCAGTACCAGGCTCTGCCGGAGGAACTCAAGGACGTGTTCGCTCCGCAAATCCGCAAGCTCCCCAAGGAGGGATAATGGCCAAGCGCAAACGTTTCATTCCTTTCGGACTGTGGCCCGCCAACTGGGGCCTCGAGGGCAAGCGCAAGCAGATTGCGCTGGCTGAGTATCACCTGGATGGTGAGGACCTGGACCGCGAACTCCTAGCCATCGATCACGAGGGCAAGGATGCGGATGACAAGGACTTCCTCCTCGGGGTGGCTCGGCTGGACCTCAAGCACGGCAAGATCACCGAGCGAGAGTTCCGCAAGCAACAGGCCACGATCAACGACGAAAGTTTCGTTGAGGTGGTGAGTGCGGATCTGCGCCCCAGTGGCGCTGGCACCAGCTTCTCGTTTGAGCTCGACTGGAATGACAAGTTTGTTCAGGAGCTAGTAGCCGCGGGCTGGGGTGGCTTTGCGGACGAGGACGTAGTGAACACCTGGTTCGAAGAGACCTGCAGAGGTCTCTTCGTGCAGGATCTCATGGAAGAGGGCGATGACGTGCCCGTGACGAGTGCCAACCGCACTCGCAGGGATCCGCTCAGCGATGACAGGGCCGAGTACAGCTGATGCAGGTTATCAATCTGTTTGCGGGTCCGGGCTGTGGTAAGAGTACCACAGCCGCTGGCCTCTTCTTTGAGATGAAGAAGCGCGGCATGAGCGTGGAGCTCGTGACCGAATACGCCAAGGACAAAACTTGGGAAGAGCACGACAGCATCCTCAGTGATCAGCTGTACATCCTCGCCAAGCAGCACCGCCGCATGGACCGGCTGCGCGGCAAAGTGGATTGGGTGATCACCGATGGGCCCTTCCTGCAGGGTCTCGCATACACGCCGGACACGTACCACGCCAGCTTCAAGCCACTGTTGCTAGAGCTGTGGAACAGCTTCGAGAACCACAACGTCCTGCTCCAGCGCAACGAGAATCACGAGTATCAGGCATCGGGTCGCAACCAGGACGCCTTGCAGGCACTGGCTTTGGACATCAGCATCGAGATGTTGCTGTTCAACAACGGCGTGCCCTACACCCGGGTGGGCGTGGGTGACACCACGATTCGCGACATCATGTTGATTACAAAATTGACTGCCTGATTCCTGAACAAGTAGATTGTGTAAAACAGGACACGAGTATGGCAACCTATCTCATCATCGACTTCAACAACCTGGCTCACCGATGCAAGCACACCACCAGCGGTGACATCGGCGTCAAGACGGGCATGGCTCTGCACATCACGCTCAACGCGATCCGCAGCGGCTGGAAGAAGTTTGGTGCCACTCACGTTGTGATGTGCCTCGAGGGCAAGAGCTGGCGCCGGGCAGTGTATCCGGACTACAAGGCTCACCGCCGCGTGCAGGCACAGCTGGCCACGCCCAAGGAGCGCGAGGACGACGAGGTGTACTTCGCAGCCATGGAGGGCTTTGCGGAGTTCCTGCGCACCCGCACCAACGTCACTGTGTTGCAGAGCGATGGCGTGGAGGCGGATGACTTCATCGCCCGCTGGACCCAGCTGCATCCGGAGGATGACCACATCATCGTGAGTTCGGACAGCGACTTCTACCAGCTGCTGAGCGACCGGGTGAAAATCTACGACGGTGTCAAGGGCTGGACCATCTCGCATCGAGAGGTGCTGGACGAGGACGACAAGCCTGCCATCGTGAAGAAGAACATCAAGAGCAAGGATCCCAAGTCGGGCAAGCTGGTCACCAAGGCCACCAAGATGCCCGTGGAGGTGCCGGATCCGGAGTACGAGCTCTTCTTCAAAATCGTGCGCGGCGATGCCTCGGACAACATCCTCAGCGCATACCCGGGCGTGCGGGAGAATGGCAGCAGCAAGAAGCCGGGCATCAAGGAAGCCTTTGATGACCGCCACAGCAAGGGCTTTGACTGGAACAACTTCATGCTCCAGGAGTGGAAGAAAGTGGTGGGCCAGAAGGATGACGAATTCGTGTACGACACGGTTCGTGTGATTGACCAGTACAAGATCAATCAGGAGCTCATTGATCTCACCTGCCAGCCAGAAGAGATCAAGCAACTCATGGATGCCGTGGTGGCAGAAGCTACCAGCAAGCCCCTGCAAAAGCAGGTGGGTATTTGGTTCCTCCGCTTCACCGAAGAAATGGCGTTGTACAACATTGGTCGAAACCCCAATGACTACGCTGCTTTCCTCGCCGCGCCCTACGTGGCTCGATAACTACCAGTTCCCAGACTCACCAGTGTTTGACAGCAGACTCGCCAACACTGGCGAGTCTGCTAGTGCACCTGAATAAAAGGAAAAGAGTGGCCAGGAACCTGTTGACACTCAGGGTTAATCCTAAGTAAGGTGCTGGCACACAGGCAACGCACTGGACGAGGCGGGGCAAACAGGAACG